TGCCTCAGCGTAAGTAAGTGGACGAGTACGCAAGTCATAAGCGTTGATCAAATTATTCACGCCATCTGGCGTCACTTGCTCGTAACCGTCGCCAAGCTGAAACCTTCTCACACGCTGCTGACGTTTGCGCGTCAGGCCGTTTTCAAAGAAGTCATACGGATCGCGAAATGAATCAGCAATCCCAGGGTTGAAATTAAACAGGATCGGTTGTGCCATGATTATCTTCCGCTACTGATCATTCCGCCAGGCTGCATTTCACGCATAATCACTTGTTTCACTGCTCCCTCCAGATTGCGAGCAAGATCATTGCCTTGAGAACCAGAAGTCTTGGAAGACACTTGGCCATTATTGACGTTGACTGTAATATTAGTCGAAATACTGCTACCAGCACCGCCTCCCATCTCCACTGGAATGGACTTGCCATTGGGCAGAGGGACAACGGCTTCATTGAAGCGACCCTCGCCCACCATGGCCATGGTTGGCCCTTTGACGACGCCACCATTGGCAAAGCCTGGAATAAGAGACGGCAAGCCACCGCCTCCAGAAGCGCTCACAACACCACCCTCGGCCATGCCTGGGAACAAGCCCTTCATCACTTGAAGCATTGCCCACTTGGCCAACATTTGCATCACCATGTCAGCGAACATCTTGCCAATGTTCGAGAAGGCGGTGCCTAGCCCTTCAGAAAGGGATGTGGTGCCCTGAAGGATGCCGCTAAATGCAGTGCCAAATTCACTGGCAATGCTATCAGCGGCAGATGTTGCCATGCCCTGGAAGTCTTCAAGCTCTTTTTCTGTCTTCTCAATCCAGGCTGAAACTTTGCCTTGTTCCTCGGGAGGTTGCATTGAATCGACAGCCTCAATCCCTCGCTGGCGCTCTTCTGGGGTGAGCCCTTCGAGACCAAGAATGCGACGCCTTGTAGCTTCCTGCTCAAGCAAGAACTTGCCCGTCTTGTACTCCTCCTCGCTGATTTGCTTCGAGGCGTATTGAGCTTCAAGAATGATTCCTGCAAGTGTGGCACGAGAATCTTTCTGTTGCTCAAGAGCCTTCCGATTTTCTTCTGCTTCCTTGACAGTTGCGTTGGCTAACTCCTCGAAGACTTTGGTGTATTTCTTGCCTGCTTCAATCCTGGCCTCTTCTCTCAATACGGCCTTTGTTGCCTCATTTGCATTCATCTCCGCAATTTCTTGGAATTGCAGCTCTTGATTCAAACGGATTAAGTTAAGTTCATTGCGGCCTTTCTCGTTGAGCAATATTCCACGTTCTTCTTCGGCAATTTGCTGCTTAATTCGCAAGATAGCCGCGCTGTCACTTTGATCAGTGCCGCCACCGCCACCACCACCGCCATCACTGCCGCCGCCTTCCAGAGAAATGTCTGCCAATTCAGCATTCAGCTTTGCATCACGCTCCGCCTGTTCCCTCTGCACTAAAGCGGCACGATTTGAGGCCAAGGTGCGCCTTTCTGAGGCTTGCTGGAGTGCTGCATCAACTTGCCTGCCACTTGCTCCCATGGCCGATTTCGTCACACCCCCAAAGAGCCCTCTCTCGGTGGCGAATTTAACAGGAGACTCTCCTGATCTCGTCAAAGCTTCCTGCTCAGCTTGAGTCACTTCAACCTTTCCAAGCCTTCCTTGTGTGCGTTGACGAAGATTCCTTAGTGTTTCAACATCCGCTTGCGCCTGCTGCTCTGTGGATGCAGCTTGAGCGCCTGTCATGTGTTGAATGGCAGCCGAAGCCTGCTGAGCTGCAGTCCTAACCTCGTCCATCTTGGAACGCAAAGTGATAATTTTCTCGATCAGAATGCCAAGACCCACAATAATTGCTCCAATAACTGTGCTACCCAGTGCGGCTTTAATGGCTAGCCCCAATCCCCTAATGGAGGCCGATGTGGCCTTTGCAGAAGCTCCAGTTGCAACCATCATTGCACGGAAGGCGGTTATCGTCTTCACTCCCGCAGCAGTACGAGCTTTGAAGAGAAGCATCTGAACATTTACAGCAGCCAGTGCCCCTCGCGTCACTCTGAAAGCTATGTTCAGTGGCAACACAATTGCATACAAACGCGCCAAGTAACCAACAATTGGATTGCCTGCAATTTGCAACAACAGCTTGACTACTGGCAGCAATGCCCGAGAGAACTGCTTAAAAACTTCAATAACACCAATAACATTTTCCTTAATGCCATTGAATGCTCCTTCAAGCGACTTCAATTGATTGGCAAAAGCTTGCCCTTCACTGGTTGAAGCCGCTGTCTGACTAAAGTAAGCCGACACACCATCAGAAATTGTCTTAATGCCCTGGGTCATGGGCACAACAACAGCATTCAGGAATTGAACAGCAACTGGCTCAAACGCTTCATACAAAAGCGTCATGGAATTTTGCATGCGATTCATCAAACCCTGGAAAGTCCTTGCTGCTCCTTCAGCTCCAGGTCCAAATTCATCTTGCATTACTTGCCCAACATTCTTGAGCAACGCCACCATGTTCTCGCCCTGGAAAGCGCCATCTTCTAGAGCCTTCGAGAACTTCTGGATAGCGTCAGGGCCTTCAAGACCCGCAGCCTCGGCAAAGATTCCCATGGCGCCAGGAAGCACGTCACCGAGCTGACCTTTCAGCTCTTCTGACATGATTTGCCCTTTCGATGCCATCTGGGCGAAGGCATAATTCATCCTGTCAACCTTGTCGGAACTCATGCCAAATGTTGCCGCAGCTTGGCTAATTCCCAAGAAAATTTCTTCGATTTGATCACCCTCAAAGCCCGCAGGAGCCATTGAAGCGTACAACTTCGTGAAGCCGTCACGAGCACTTTGCAGTGGCACGTTGTAACGATTGACAATGTCGAGAATGAAAGCGTTTGAATCAGCCGCAGCCTCCGCGCTGGGAGAAATTGCCTTCAAAGTGTTATTGAAACTTTGCAGCGCTCCAACTGCTGCACCCACTTGGGACGGGAAATCCATCAAGAATGCCAGCCCTTTGTAGGCAGTACCAAAAAGCAACACTTGTTTTGTTGCATTGCCAAATTCACTTGCCAGCTCACGAACAGAACCGGCTCCAGGAAGTTGAGGCATGCCGCCTAGCAACCCTAAGCTGCGCCCAAAACCCCCGCCGCCTCTGCCGCCTCCGCCACCTATTCCACCTCCACCGCCTGTTGGTGACTTAGGGATAGACGGGGCAGTAAATCTTGAACTTTGAAGCCTTTGCCGACTTTGCTGAACAAGTGACTCCGCAGCAGGCGGCAGCATTGGGAGGCCACTGCCTTTAGGCATCAATCCTGATGCTGCAATCCTGTCAAACCTGTTAGGTATAACAGAGCCTCCAATCTGTCCGCTAGCAATATGGCCAAACGCGCCTCGCCTCATGCTGAGTTGCGGATCGAACTTGCTGATTTCCTCCAATGAAATAGACTGGGAAATTTTCTTTGCTAGGTCTGATTTTTTGATTGACTTTGCAAAATCAACACCAAATCCTGTGGCAATTTCTTTGAGCCCTTGCTTCCCAGTTTTTTTGCTAACGCTCATAGTGCGCTGCATCAAGTCACTTTCAAACTGGGCTCGCCGCGCTGCCTCTGTAACATTGCCGCCACTCATGCGAGTAGCTCCCATGGCAGACACTGCGGCCTGACCTTGAGCCACCATCGCCGCTATGGCATCATCGCGAGAAACACCAGACCTGCTGGGGCGCCCACTTTCTCTGTATTCAATCTCGACAATATGCTTCTTGCCCGTCAGATTGGTTTTCAGGTAGTCAACAAGATTTTCCGCTTTCTTCCTAACAACCTCTAACTGGCTGTCATTAACCTGAATTGTGTAATTTCTTCTCTTGCTAAATTGATTCCCAAGCAGCCGGAATTCGTTATTTAGCGACCTACGGTCAAACTTAACTTGAATGGGCAGTTGAAAACCTGCAGCAGCCTGACTGAGCTTCGGAAGCTGGCGCTTGAAATACTGGAGATCAAGCGCAACATTTAGCCTAAGCTCAGCGGCCATTCTTCACCACAGGACCAACAATTCACTCAATAGTTTAGCGCTATTCCTCCTCTCGCATTGAGGCCATCTTAATCTCCGATGCCAATGTGCTGATTAAACGTGCATCCAATCGAGTGCTCTTCATCAGGCGTTTCAACACCTGCAGGCTCTTCTCTGACACTCCCGTGTCTTTCTTGATCTTGCGCGTATCAAATGGCAGGAAATCATCAGCGGTGACGCTGGCTTTCTTGCCAGCGAGCCCTTGCACAACAACAGTGCCTAACTTTGCAGTTGTAATGCTCTGCACGTTGTATTTAGTGATGTCATGCTTCTCCAAGAACTTAATGGCCGCGACAACATCACTAACTTTCTGCTTGCCAAATTGTGCGTGATCCCAGCGAGGATCACGCAAGTCCGATGCACTAATGCGAAAATACAACTGATTCCAATCAGTTAAGTTCTGGAGATTTCGCCTGGCCCTCTTCTCTATTCCTCTGACGCCGGAGTCTTCTTCCGGCTCGGCTGTTTTTTTCCCTCAGCCTCCTCGCCGGACTCCGCCTTCTGCTCTTCCATGACGAATTCAAGCACTTTGGCCACGAGTTGACGACCCATTCCTTTGGTGTCCTCTAGCGACCAGTCTTCAACGGACTGCCACTCACCATCAACCAAGCCTTCACCACGAGTGCGGATGAAAGTAGTCACGAGCTTGGCATTGCCAAGCTCTGCAGAGTTGCCCCCAGCAAGCATGCTCAACGCATCTTCGGTGTAATCGCTCAGCAAATCCATCTCAGACAAATCTCCTGCTCCCTGGAGGGCGTTGAAAGCATCCTCCAGAGAAATATCCTTATCCTTTGCAATGCGCTTCGCAAGCTGCACTGCACGAATTGTTGCCTGGCTTTGATTGCGAGAGATTTCCTCTTGCTCAATCGACTCAGCAACCAGCCAGCCGCCATGCTTTTTCAGGCGCAGTGTTGGCAGCAATTCAAAGTATTCAGTTTCTTCAGACTGAAGAAGGAAGCTGTACTTGCTCATGTTTCAAGATTGC